CCATGGTTGCGGGATTTGCCTTTATACCGGGCGAAAAGCGCGGGCAGCGCTGCTATGACGGCACCCCCGAATCGGCTCTTGACATCATGGTCGCAGGGCTCCAGGCCGGGACGATCCCGGAGAACTACCCCTGGTTTGATTGGGAACTCGTACCCAAGTGGGCGAATACGAGAGCGGTAAGAGCCTGGCTGCAAACGTGTCGCAATATTGCCACGGAGTTTTTAGCCGCATCCAATTACGGCATGGCGACAAATTTAACCTATCGGCACATTGCCGCGTTCGGTACGGCGATCAAGTTCCGCCAGAAGGACGATACACCCGGTAAGGCGTTCGGATTCTCAACCCTTCGGCTGACGGATTGCGTGTTCGGGGAGTCCTCGAAAGGAATCGCCGATTGGCTTTTCTGGGAGTTTAAGACCTCGGCCCGGGCTGCCGTGCAAAGATGGGGCGATGATGCACCTAACGCCTGCAAAAAGGCCGTCGAATCCGGCCATCACGAAAAGGAATTCCAGTTCCTCCAGGCGATATTCCCGCGGGAAGACTACAAACGCGGCCTCATGGACAACAAAAACATGCCGTGGGCCTCGTGGATAATCGACCTGAAAAACCGCAAACTCGTTGAAGAGGGTGGCTTCAAGAGTTTCCCTGCGAGCATACCGCGCTGGGACAAGCTGGACGATCAGAGTTTTTCGGCCGGCACACAGCTCGGCGGAGGCGTTTACGGCCGGGGTCCCGGCATCAAGTGCCTGCAGGATATGGGCGTGTTGAATAAAATGGAGCGCTCTAATTTGGTGGGCGGCGAAAAGATGGTGGACCCGGCGATCATGATCCCCGACGATGGATTCGAGCGTGTAATACATCGTTATCCGGGAGCGGAGAACCGCTGGAACCCGCAGGCTTCCCACGGGCAGAAAATCGAGCCGATAAACGACATAAGGGACCTGCCCTTTGCCATTCAGATGCAGGACCGGAAAGCCAGTGCGATCAAGCAGGCTTTCCATGTCGACGTATTTCTAACCTTTGCCGATCTTCCGGCCGGTATGACTGCGACCGAGGCCACGATTCGTAACCAGGAAAAGCTGGTCATCCTCGAGCCGATGATATCACGGCAAAGAGTCGAGCACCTGGAGCGAGACCTTGACTGGACGTTCGATGTTCTAAACGAGATGGGATATCTGCCGCAGCCTCCGGATGAGGTTTACCAGTTCGGCCAAAGCATCAAGAATATTTTCAAGTCCCCCCTATTCATGGCTCAGGAAGGACTCAGGGCAACGAAAGTGCTTCAGGCCTACCAGAAGGCCGGAACGATAGTCCAGGCCCGCGGCGGCAACCAGGACGTGCTTGATAACTTCGATGATGACAAGGCGCTCGCCGTCATGGTGGAAGCCGATAACGTTCCGGCCGAAATACTTCGAGATGCCAAAGAAAGAGACGGCATCCGCCAGGCCCGAATGAAAGAGCGCCAGCAAATGAAAGCCGAACAGCAGGCGGCGTTACTGGCCAAGGCTGCCGGGCAGCTCGGCAAGGTCAAGACCGGGGACGGCGAAGAGAACCTAGTAAGCGACATGGTGGATGCAGTGACCGGCGAAGGTGGGCAGCAGTAATGCAGTTCGAACACGAAGTGGAACGCGAAAAGAGCGAACAGGCAACCAAAGATGTGATCGAGGCCTACGAGCGCCTGTTTTCCCGGTCGGATGCCGCGCTCGTGCTGCACGACCTTTACACGTACTCGCTCTTTGAAATCCCCAGTTTCCTTGACGGTGACGAGCACGGCAGGCGCGCGGCCCACGAGGAAGGCATGAAACGGATAGTGCGCCGGATACTTTTATTTTCCGGCAAGGCAAAGAAGATGAGGGAGTGCCTCGGAGTGCTTCCTCCGATCGAGAAAAAAGGATAGTGCATGGATCTCAATACCGAAACGTTTTCGCAGTATTTCACCCCGGAAATGCAGTCCGACGAGTCGTTTAAAGACTACGGCGCCATGAAGGGGATAGACCTCATTAATGCGCATAAAGAGCTGTCCGGCCAGGTCAAGGCGGCCGGCGAGACCCAGGCGCAGTTCGAGGCGCGGCTTGCCAAGGCCGTTGAACCTTTGCCGGAAAACGCGACACCCGAGCAGCAGCAGGCCCACCAGGCGAAGCTTCGGGCGCTGAACGGCGTGCCCGAGAAGGTCACTGACTACAAGGTCCAGCTCCCCGAGGGAGTAGCGCCCGACGATCCGCTACTCATGGCCTACGCGAATAAAGCCCACGAGGCGGGCATGAGTCCGGCACAGGTGCAGGCGGGGATAAACGCGTTCGCGGAGTACGCGGCACAAGCCGAAAAAGCGGCCCGCGAGACCTCGGATAACGCGCTCAAGATCAAGTGGGGGCCGCAGTATGAGACCAACCTGAAGACGGCGTTTCTGACCCTGGAGGCGGCGTACAAGGAAACAGGGCTCCCGGTCGAGCAGGCCAAGGAGCTTAATTTTCTTCGGAATAACCCCGGCTTTGTCCAGGTGCTCTTCAATCTGAGCAGGCACTACAAGGAGTCGCAGCTTCAAGGTATCGGCGGCACGGGATCGGGGGGAAGCCCCCAGAGTAAATTCGAACTGGCAGTTTCCGGGCAACTGCAAAAATAAGCGAGATTGCCTTCTTGGTCCCGTGGGATTCGTCAGGATGACGGGGCTTTTAGCCATGGACGGCGATCCCACGAAGATAGGGAGGCAATCTCCCCCTATCAGGCGCAAGCAAGGGTTTTATATAGCAGGTTTTCGATCACGTCAGGATGACGGACCTTAAAACCAAGGAGGGCCAAGGATGGCCACAGCACTGGGCAACTATTACCTCACATTGGCGGATTGGATCAAACGGGTTGATCCGAACGGCGTAAACGCTGAAATCGTCGAGCTTTTAAACCAAACCAACCAAATCCTTTGGGACATGCCTTTCCAGGAAGGCAACCTTACAACCGGCCACAGAACGACCGTGCGGACCGGATTGCCCTCCGTTGTGTGGTCCAAACTCTATAAGGGCATCGTTCCCAGTAAATCCGGCACCCAGCAGGTGGACGATACCTGTGGAACCGTCGAGGCGAGAAGCGAAATCGATACAAGGCTCGCACGGTTAAACGGGGGATCGTCGGGCTTCATCGCAAACGAGCAGCTCCCGTTCATCGAGGCCATGAATGAGCAGGTAGCCTCGGGTATGTTTTACTTCGATACCGCCTTGAATCCGGAAAAATTTCTCGGCTTGGCGGCAAGGTATCCCACCTCCACCACGGCGAACGTCATTAACGCCGGGTCGGCTAACAGCGGTTATCTGACCGATATTTGGCTCATTTGCTGGGGGCCGAATACCGTCCACGGCATAGCGCCCAAGGGAATTCCGGGAGGCCTCCAGCACGAATACAAGGGCATCGAGCCGGTAAGGGATTCGAACGGCGGCACCTATTACGCGCACGTCAACACCTACGAATGGAATATCGGCCTGTGCGTGCGCGACTGGCGCTATATCGTGCGGCTCTGCAACCTCAACGCTCAGGTTGGAGCCACCACGAATACGCTCAATCTCGACATGCTGGTTGATATGCTCGGAACACTACCGACTTGGACGCAGATAAACGGCCGTCCGTGCTTTTACATGCACAAGGCCCTTTGGACGCAACTCATGAAGTTGGCGATGAACAAGACCAACGCGGCCCTGGGATGGGCCGATGTTATGGGCCATAAGGTACTCGACTTCTGGGGCATACCGATTCGGCAGGTTGATCAGCTTCTTTTGACCCAAAGCGCGATTTAACGCATGAGGGGCCGCGCAAGCGGCCCTAAACGGAGGATGCGATGATTCTCGATACCTTATCTGAACTCAGCAATGCCCAGGACATCCATGCGGCATCTGTGGCCTCGACCAATTCCTACAATTTTGGTCTGAGGAATAACTACGACGACGCGTGGAACTCCCACCCGGGACCCCCGAACCCCGGCAAGGGCCGCCCCATGCGGGTGCTTTTCACCGTTACAACCGCCGCCGCCGCCGGCGATGCCGCCAAGACATTGACCGTCGCCTTGCAGGATTCGACGGACAATGCAACCTTTGCGGATACCCCGGCAAAAACCGGGGCAATCACCGGAGCAACACTTGTCGCGGGTTATCAGTGGGAGATGTTTGTACCCGACGTGCTCCGTCAGTACATGCAGGCGTATTACACGCTGAGCGCCGCGTTCACCAGTCTGGCAATTTCCTGCGACATAGTCGAAGACGTACAGACCAATCGGAGTTGGTAAGAATCCGGCCCGGTCATAATGGGCCGGGCCTCCAACAAGGAGAATAAGCAAGATGGCTCTTAAAGAATATGTGTGCACTCGAAAATGTTACCACGGCCCGCCGCCGGTCAAGGGGCAAATGGTTACCCCCTGGCAGGTATACGACATCGGGGACAAGGAGTTTTTCGAAGAAGACGATTCCCGCCGGCCGCCGCATTTCGTACTGCCCGGCGACGTGGACCCGGACATAGTTGAAAATCCCGTTCAGTACGCGGCTAGAATCGCTCAGGGCGTCAAGGCGCCTATCGACATGCAGGCGATCGAAGCGCAGGGACAGGAAATCCCGGATGATGTGGCTCAGGTAAAGGCGGCGGCAACGCCTATCGATGCGACCAAGGCCGACGCTATAAAGAAAGGAACACTGCAATGAGAAAGCGAATAGCGATATGGGTTTTGACGCTTCTGGTCATGCCGATTCTCGCTTTCGCGCTCTATCACTTCGAGCCGTCAGCGGATAACCTCGAGTGCCTCGGAAGCTACGCCAAAGCATGGAAGCAACTCCACGTCTACAATATCGTGGAAGGCAGTACGGATAATCTTCTCATCTCCGGAACCTCGCCCACCATTTCATCCGGGTTCGGGACTTCGCCCTCGATTGTGAAGTCCAACGGGACCGCGGCCTTTACAATCAACGTCGGCACCGGTGGGACCGCAACCTCCGGAGTGATCGGGCTTCCGAGCGCCGCTAACGGATGGGCGTGTTTTTGTACGGACATCACGACCAATTCCACAACCGTTACCCAGTGCAAGCAAACGGCAAGCAGCACCACAACCGCCACGATCGGGAATTTTTCCGATGTCGCTGTAGCTGCCGCATGGACGGCGAGCGACGTCGTGCAGGTGAGTTGCCACGCGTATTGATTTTTGCCGGGGGCCTTCGGGCCCCCAACTTCTAAAGGGGTAAAAGATGAGATGTTCACTCATTTTGATTTTGGCGGGGCTTTTCTTCCTTTGCCCCCTTACCTGTTTTGCCGGTCAGGCCAAAACCGCATCCGTTACGGCCGAGAATACGTTCACCGCCGGGATTCTGATCCATGAGCACGGAGTCGTGAGGGTCTCGGGTACCTGGGTTGGGACAGTAAGCCTACAACGATCCGAAGACGGCGGTACAACCTGGTACGACACAGGCGATACCTGGACGTCCAACGGGGTCTATTCGTTCACGGATTACAGTAACCAGTATTACCGCGTTGGGGTCAAGACAGGGGGCTACACGAGCGGGACCGTGGGCCTTTGGATAGGGGATAGCCAATGAACAGACGGTTCTGGAACGGGGTTATTGGCGGCGCTCTTGCCTGGTTTTTGCTGTTCGCTCTGACGATGGCTTTTGCAAAGGTACAGGATGGAAGCGGGGGCGGCGGCAGCGGCATCACGGCCGGGACTCCAACGCAGGACGGGGAATTCCTAGAGGGGAATGTCGATAATACGCAACACTGGGCTGCTCAACTTACCGGCCTGCAAATCTTCCTCGATACTTCGACTGCGACGCCCACCGTCCTGGGCCAGATGACATTTACCACGGCCGATGATTTCCTCCATGTGGGTGTGGGGCCAGGGCCGGTGACTGCCGTTTCGCTTACCACGGGCGGCACGGGATATACGACCGCGACCGGCCTCAGCACAACGGGCGGCACGGGGTCAGGGGCGAAGGTCGATATCTCGGCAACCTCCGGGGCTGTAACGACCATCTCCTCCGTCTCCACGGCCGGATCGGGCTATGCGGTCGGGGACGTTCTCACCATCGTTCAAAGCGGCGCCAGCGGCGCGACCGTGACCGTTTCGGCGATCAACGGTACGGTCAGTTTTGTGCCCAAGGGCGTGGCGAACACGGGGCTCATTCTCGGGACGTCCGACTATCCCACTACGGCCGGAGCGATTTGGTACGACAGTAACCACATCAAATTTTACAACGGCAGCACAACGCTGCAACTCTACGACGCGAATACATCAATATCGCTCGTCTCGGGTACGACCGCCGTCACTCAGACCACCGGCGACACCTCGACGGACGTAGCGACGGATGCGTTTGTCGCCAATTCCATCGCCGCGATCAGTTTCCCAGCCTCCGGTATCACCCCGGTCAAGAAGACCGCAAGTTTTTATGCGTCAAAAAATTACGAGTATTTATTCAACGCGACCGGCACGGCGTACATTTATCTGCCCTATGCTTACGATGACGTCGGTCCGATCGGCATCCGAAATGTCTCGTCGTACCAGGTTGATTTGATCCCACAGAACGCGCTTACGACCATAGAAACCGCAATGGGCACGTCAAATACAGCCGGTCACAAAATCAAATGCACTGGTGCAACGTGCAGCGGGACGCTGTATTCGCTCTTGGGAGCCTGGTACTGGCAGCCGGTATCGGGGACCTGGTCGGATGATGGGGCGGTCACGGGTGGAACTCCCGCATTCGTGCAGGCTACTTCCTATGCCTCCGATACTTGGGGACCGGCCGCCACTTCGGTCGCATTTTCGAGCAATGTAACAGCGGGCAACACGATATTGGTATTTGCATCTGCCTTTACGGGTACAAGCAACACCGCTGTGTCGGTATCAGACTCGCAGGGGAATGCATTTCAACAGGTAATGTTTGCAGCACAGGGGAGCACGCAGGGCAGCGGAACAGCAGCACAGACAACAGGACTATGGGCTGCATATAACGCCATCGGCGGCGCGGATACCGTAAAAATTACCTGGGGAGCCGGGGCAGCAAGTTGCTATGGGTCTGGCACCCAGGCAGCCGAATTTTCGAGTGTCTCGCGCTTAGATGGCACGCCGTCGTTTAACGCCGTTACCACTGCGACACAGACTCCTAGTTCAAACAGCCTTACCACATCGAATGCTTCAGACCTGATAATCGGCATAGTAGGAGGCAATGGCGAGCAATCCGGCAACACAACATTTAGCGCAGGATCAGGCTATACGCTTCTTGGGAGTCAGCAATATACCGGCTTTACGGGCTGGGAATATAAAATAGTAACAACTACGGGCAGCCAGTCTGCTTCTTTTTCGACTTCCAATGCAGCCGCGATGACCGATACCGGCATCGCCGCTTTTGCCAATTATTAGGGGTATGGAATGAAAAAATCCCTTTTTCTCATATTCCTGCTTTTGATCTGCGCCTTGGCCGCCCGCGGCGAATATCTGGTCAGCAGCCCGATAGATTCCTACCGATATTCGTGCGGTGACCCGTCAGCATTTGCGGTCCGCTATTACGTGACGGGTCTACCGATCACGGTTTCAAACCCGATCGCGGCACAGTCTGATGGATCGCTCGAACTCGATGTCAGCAGCGTTCCGGTCGGAGGGCCGTATCACATCCAGTATTGGGTATCGTTCAGTTGTGGGGGCTACCAGTCGGGTGGCATTGGCAATTTCACTCTCTGGCACCACGCGGATGGCACCTGGGAGGGAACCAATGCGTCCAATTATGGTTTTGTCATGCCCGGCCAGGGAGGCACTGGAGCAGCCAAGCCGGTCAGCGGTGCGACGGGCCGGATCGTCATGGCTGCTCCGTATTTGTTCGTGTTTCCCTCTTTCATTAATGTCTCATCGTCGGTCGGGACCAATCCCTCCAACGTTACCACGCGTCTGGAGTACTGGCTACCAACCGACAAGGGATGGACTCTGACGTCAGACAGCTCATGGCTGACGGTGACACCGACGAGCGGCAGCGGAGGCGCAACACTCACGTGCGCCATCAACGTGGCTGGCATGACGGCGGGGATATACACGGGCACGGTCACTATCACGAGCACGGCGGCGAGTAATTCGCCGGTGGTTTTCCATATTTATCTTACGTTGTCCTGATGCGAGGGGCTATGGCGGTAAGTTTGGTTAAGGGGACGGCTGTCGCGGGTGAGTGTAAGACGCTTAGCGAGGCTGAAATCCTCGCGATCGAGGGCCGTTGCAAATGCGGGAGGCCCTACCATCCGCATGTGCGGTGCAAGGACGGCGCGATCCGCAAGCGGGGCGTATGTCCCGAGTGTCAAAGCGCGACATTGGGCAACGCCAGGGCCGCCAAGCTTGCCCGTGCGTCAGGGAGGACGGCGGCCGGCAAAGAGAAAAACGAGGCTGAAAATTTGCCACTCCGGGAGCGGCTGGAAAAAGCAAAGACCGAAGCCGAGGCGGCAGCAGAGCGCGGGGTAGAGCGGCCTCCCGAATATTTCCCTCCGGCCATTGATTCGCCGGTGCCCG